TTGGAAATAGGAGTGTCTAAAGCCTCTAAAAGGGAAATTCTATTTACTTTTGTGTCAACAGTATCTAAAACAAATTCATTAAGACCAGAAACTGAAATTTGAGAAATTTCCTCTTTACTAAAGCCCTGAGTTAAAGCAACTAATTTATAACATTCTTCAAGAAAAAACAATAATTGTTCACCGTAAGCGGCAAGAGCTTGTTCTTGACTAATAAAGTCCATACTCTTAGCTACGCCAGATTCTTGCATTGGTCTATCATCACCAGCAGAAATACCATTAGAAAAAATTAAATCTTTAATTCTACTTTCTAGTTTTCCTAGATAGCCAGCAATGGTATTAATAGCAGTACCAGTAGTTTCATTAAAAGTAAATCCTTGTCCAATTAATACTCGATGGTTTCCTGTTTGACCTCTGGCTTCTTCTAAGTCAACCATTTTATCTGCGGATTCTGACATAGGAGTAAATAATCTTTGAATTTGACCAGCAACATTTGCTGTATATGTCAAATTATTATGAACCCTAATATGTTCCAAAACTAAAAATATAGCTTCTTTAGTGACCCAAAGATTTTCAGGAATTTTAATATTTACAACAGGAATTGTGCCTCTTTCATGGGCAACTTGTTTATACAAAGGAATCATATAAGAACTTGAATTAAACTCCGATTGGACATTGGGTTCAAGTTTTCCTGTATTACTATAAATCATTGGACAACGATAGCTAGTAATAAAAGTATCGTCTATAAATGTCCATTTTAGAAAATATTGCGTTTCACCTACAGGGCTATAATTGGTTTCTAATTCTCTAATTTTTATCCATTTTAGCTTTCCATCAAGTTCTTGATAGTGAATAACAGAACGAGGGTCATACAACGCAATATAAGGCATTAAACCTAATTCTTCTTCTTCTTTTTTATTAGTGGGTAAAATGTCTGAATAATCTTTTTCTATTACTGCGTATACTTTTCCATATTTTAAAAGTTTAAAGAAAACATCTTTAATAAATGCTTTTTCTTTTTGATGATTACCGTTAACAGATTCTCTAAATTTAAACCAAAATTCTTTGTGTTTAGGGTTTTCTGAAAAACCATTAATAGTATGATTAGATGCAGTCATCCTATTCAATAATTGAGCTAAACATTGCCCTAAAATAGGAACATAAGTAAAGAGTTTTTTACGGTATTTGTAGATTTCAGCATCTTCATCTGGTTTTTTAACTAAATATTTTTCTAAATTATCTTTTAATCTTTGACCACCCCATAACAAGTCGTCAGTCATATCAAAAAGTTCCTGATTTTGTTCAACTTCAGGATGGACAGATTCTAAAATTTCAAATGCTACTTTTTTTGGATATTCCATTGAAAAAACCCAACGCTACTAGAGTGTTGGGCGTACTGCTAAATCAAGCCAGCAAATAAAGAGTTAGATTTTGGAACGGGTTTTTCTGGAGTATTAATCACAGAACCCTCTGGGATAATGTTTTCGATGTTTTTATGTTCTAAAGTTGCTAACACATATCTTAAAGCATCACAATTACTTACTAATACTGCGTTTGAGCCAATTTTGATGTAGTAATTGTGTGACTCTTCGACTTCTATGTTATAGACTCGGTTTATTGAGTATTTACCTACACATTCTAGGGCTGGGCTTGACCATAGGGAATCCGTTAAATTATTGACGCTCCCTAAAAGTGACACCCATTGAGATTGGTCAAGATAGTTTAAATGGTTTATAACACTAAGATTTTCAGCACTTATCAAACCATTATTCGTGTAAAAAGGGTGGTCTGGAGTACAGCGCACAATACCAGAAGAATTGTAATCTTTAACTTCTACCGTTTCTGCTAATCGAGAACCAGTGAAAGTAATATTTTGTAATCCTTTAGAAGACCACACTTTGTCTTTAACTTTCAGGCTTTCTATATTTTGCCAACCAGTTTCTGTTAAAACCTGTGTGCCAGCCACAAAACAAAGATGGTCTTGTTGAGCTTCAGCGACTTCTTCATTAATCAATCCTTCTTTGGTTGTCCGATGATATGCTCCCATATCTTCATAAACCCTTCTGCAAGATTCGGCTATCATTAAGCGTTTTTGATAAAGTAAAGTGTTTACAATACCATTACCTTCATTAACACGATTATAACCCCCCATAAGTTTAGGAATCCCTGCCTTTCTCATAGTTAAAATTCGACCGGGTTGTGATGGGTCAGCAAATGCACGGCTCACATTGTGTTCACTCACAAACTGAATAGCTTTGTCGTTATGAACTCGTTGTTCAATGGCAGTATTAGGGTTAGGATTTTCCCAGAAATCAATAATAAAGTAAGTGTTACCCATTTTACCCACCACAACTAAAGCAGGATTGACATCACCCCAGTCAACACCTAAATATACTTGTTCAAAGTAAGTAGGTAAATTCTCATCAGGAATAATATTGTCAGTAGATAAGGAAGAAAAAATCTGACCATCAAAATTTTCCCAAGAAGCCAAACATTCTTGTCTAAATACTTTTTCCGGTAAAGATTCTTTTATACGTTCAATTTCTTCACGAGGAATAAAGGGGTTGTCATAAATTGTACGATGGAAAGCACCCCAATCTTTGTATTTATCACCATTTTCGTACAAACTGTGAAAGAACGTTCCATAACCTTTAGGTGTATTATGACTAATAAACCCGTTACTCCAAAAAGAATTTGTATCTGGTACTGTAAAATCGTAAGTCAGATTTTCAGAGTCAATAATTGATTCTATAGTGTCCCAAAAATAGTCATCAGAATTAAAAGGTTCATCGGGTGGGTTTAACTTTTGTACTCCTAGACTACTTGTTTTTTTGTTATCAGACCCAAAACCAATTAATTCACAATAAGTATCAAAATGTGAACCAGTTAGTTCTAATTGAGCCATTTCAGGGTCATGCGGTAATGAAAAAACTTTTGCAATTACTCCTAAGTTAGAAAGTAACAATTGAAATTGTTGAGCTAATGTTTTATTACAAGTGAAATGAATAATTTTTGATACTCTGTTACCTGTAGTACCAATTGAACCAGCAATGTCCATAAACCCTTGAATAAAAGAGATAGCCCAAGATTTACGCCCTTGAAACAACCATAATGGTAAGGTTCTTCTTCTTCGGCTTACAGTGGACATCCCTATATGCTTTAGTAACTCTACTAAATCATTATCTACATACGACCAAACATTTCCTTCATCTTGTTTAAATATAGCCCCTAAAATCTTACCACTTTCTAAAAACTCTCTTATATGTTGAGTAGTAGTTTTTACGCTAATGTAATGCCTACCATTTTGTTTTTTGGTGGTTCCTTGAAAAAACCATAAACCAAGAAAATAGGCAAAATCTTTGGTCATGCCTTGATTAGGTTGTAGACAATTTTTTGATTTAGGTACATATTGTCTTTTAATTTTGAAACCATCTATAGGGTCTTTATTACCCCAAATGTTCATACCATGTGCTATAGCTACTGTGTCACCCTCTTTCAGTTCTTCCATTTTTTTCCAACCATTTTTTGTCCAAATAGGATGGTTTAAAGTAGCTTCTAATGTAAATCCAAAAGAAGATGTGATGATTTTGGTCTCGCTATATCCATTATTAAAAAAAGAATCTGCTTTATGAAATTCATTATTGAGTCCATAAAGCTCAACGTCTTGTAGCGGTTGATACTCTTTTGCACAACTATCCTGATTAAATTCAACAATTTCTGTCATGCCTTGTCTTGGTAAGACAAAGGTGTTAGGAGCCACACAACCTGTCAATAAAGCACATGACCCTTTTGTATCAATTAATGCTGGCATAATTACTTCCGTCCATGCTATAGGTTTAATGTCTTGCATTTCATCTAATCCTGCGAAATAAATTTTTAACCCTCTACAATTGTCCCCATTGTCCTCATTTAAACCCCTTAAAATTATATCTGGTTTGTTTCCTTTAAAGGAAATTCTACATTCAGATTTATAGATTCTTTCGATTCCAGGATGCCCCTCTAATAATTTTACTAAAGGATTCCAATGAATTTGTTTGGCTTGTTTTAAAGATGGCATTCCTAATAAAACTACCGGCGGTGATGCTTTATCATACGCCCCTTTATAATTGAGTGCCTTATCGATAATCATTGTCAACATGAGTCTCGATTTACCGTATCTACGGGAACTCACCAATACTTTAAATCTTTTAGGACTAACAAATACTGTTTGTTGACCGGGGTGCAAATATAACTTTAATGTTTTATCCTTTTTTAACATCCAAAACTTAATTCAAAGTTAATCGAAACTCTCAGCTAAATAATGGGCGAAACTTTGAGCCTAATCTCACAGATTCTCAAACCCCCCTTGACAAATTTTTTTTTAGGTGCTATACTAGGTCTAACTAAATTTAGACTCCATTAAATTATGCGTCAATCTATCGACAATGGCTTTGTTAATGCACTAACTTCTTACTGGGAGTTCACAAATACCACCGTCGTATATCCTTCAGACAAATCACTGGAATACGTCACTCTCGGTTTAATTAGTGAGATTAACGAATTTGCTAACGACTCTTTTGCCTTGCTTGTTGGTTTTCAAGAAGGTGTGTTAGAAATCGAAGAAAGTGTTTTAGACTTAGAACGAACCAAGTTGCTTTTAGAACTAGGCGATATTCTTTACTATGTAAGTCGTTTGTGTATTCACCTTGGTTATCGCTCTGTCGAAGGTTTTATAGTTAATGTTCAAAATTATCTAGATTCTGTGTCAACTAAAAGTCTTGAAGAATCTGATTTGTTCAGGACTTATATGGCTCTTAATTTTGCGTCGGGAACATTAGCAGGACTTATCAAAAAATATGTTCGTGGTGATTCTAATTATCAAGACTTGTCTCTTTTACAAGTTTTTTGTGAATCCTACCTATTCATTATGTTTTTGATAATTGATGAACTCGCCTATGACATGAATAGTGATTTGAAAACTGTCATGGACGATAATACTAATAAGTTGACAAAACGCAAAAATGCGGGTACTATTCGAGGAGACGGCGATTTCCGTTAAGTTTTTTCATTTTCTACCCTAAACTAAGGTGAACTGTTGCCAACAAAAGTTGGCAACCTTTTTTTTGGGTTAAGCCGCTAAAGCAGATAAAACATGAGGAATTATAGGGTGTCTTACGCACGAACCTTTAGGAAACCAAACAATGCCAACATCTGGAATATTAAATAGTCTATGTGCCGCAATATGAAAAAAGCCTCCACATTGAAGACTACTTTGGGATGGGTCGCCGATAATAACAAGTTTTGAACCGTGTGATATTCTAGTGATTACACAATTAAATAGTCTTTGAGTCGCATCTTCTGCTTCATCAAAAATAATAAATGTGTTAGATAGTGATGCCCCTTTAAGTTTTCCAATATGTGAAATTTCTAATCTGGATTTAAACTTTCTAAGCTCATCAGGGGAACAAATTTCAGATAAATTAGTCCAAAGAGGAAGTCCTAATAAATCAATTTTTTCCTCGTATTCTCCTGGCAAAGCCCCAATATCTTGTTCATCTGGTTCATTAACAAATGGTCTGACATAAAGAATAGAATCAATAGGCGATTCAGGATTATTTATAGCTAAAATAGCCGCATACATGGCTAATAACGTTTTTCCTGTACCAGCTTCACCAATCCCTAAAGTTATGGTATTTTCTCGAATGGACTGTAAGAATTTTGCTTGCGAGTGGTTCTTGGGTTTAAGACCTTTTGCAATGTTGACCATTTGGTAGGTTTTAATAGAAGGATTAATCTTGAAATGGGCGAGGTGTGTTTTAGTTCAAAACATCGTCTTCTTCAATAGAAGCTAGGTTCGATGTTGGTAAAAATTGTGGGTAAACATCAACTTCTAAAAAGACTTCTTCCTCTCGTTCAGTCAGAGCTTCAACTTTTTCTAGAATCATTCCTAATTGTTTATGTGCTTCTAATGAGGCATTTAGGTTTTTAGCTGTTAAAGTTACAATATCACCTCTGTTAGTGGCTCTTTGTTCTTCATATCCTTCTTTACCCATTATCATTATATCGGTTAAAAATTTGACTCTAGAGTGTAACGTTGAAAATTTTAGTTCCCCTAAAAGTATCCCCAATTTTACAGATTCTGCACCGCCAAATTTATGTTTAAAAAGACGGTCTGGCTCTAATTCTAAAATTTCTAAAACAAGTTTTTCGTCTATAGATATACAATCAAGATTTTTATTCACTCGTCTGGCTATTTCAGCATCTGAATATTGAGGAAAACAACCCCTATAATAACAAATAGCCTCTTTTATTAACTCAGGAACTTCTTCAGGATTCGTTAATTTAATTAGTTTAGACATTCCATTTTGCTTAATTTGGCTATTTGTTTTCAAAGGGTGAACATCATTGGCATATTGACCGTTCTAAAAGGGCTGGGCTTGAACTTTAAACCATAGTCATCAAATCAGAAGTCCAAGATTTTCCTGTGAACTTTTTAGGTACTTTCGTTTTACGACGAGGGAATCCAGCTTTATCCACTAAATTACGTTGCATTTGTTCTTTAGATTCTGCATCACCCCATCCAGCCCCTAAAGCTACAGCATCTGTCAAATCTAGCACTAATCTAGCACGATGTTTATAGTGTCCTGATATGATTTCTAGAACTTCCCAATGGCGCATTTTTAAAAGTTCTAATCTAGAAATACCAAAACTATAAAATATTGGTAGACAATCGATAAGAGTGTTAACATATCTCACTACTCTTGCTCGATTTTCCCATCCAAAGGGACTTCTAAATCTTCCTCAGCACCTTCTTTTTTGATCACTGGTTCGACAGTTTGTTTTTCTTCTAAAAGTTGTTGACAATGATTGTATAATGACATCACTGTTTTACTTCTTTTTCGTTTAAATGTCCCAGCCGGTACTCCTAATAATGCTTCTACCATTCGACGGGCAGGTTTATACATTAAAGCTTCTAATTTAGCTTTTTTTACAGAATCCGAAGCACCTACACTTTTTTCAAGTATTAGTTCTCCATCTTCATTTTCAAC